AGCCGGTGACGGTGATCTGGCCTGCAAGGAGATCTACTCCGAAGGGCTTGCCAAGATCGCCGGGGGCTACGGCAGTGCTGGCGTGACCATCGCTGCTGACGGCTCCGTCGAAGCGGACAAGTGGATCAAGGGCTCCTACCTCCGTGCCGACAGCGGCATAGCAGGCGGCTTGGAGTGTGAAGACACATCCATCAAGGGCAACTTCTGGTTCCACACCGATGGACCCACTCTGGACTATGACGCTGATGGCGGCACAGCAAACCAAGGATGGGTCCGGGCCCAGAGCAACCGCGTCCTCATCGGCGGGGCAGACGGTCTTGACATCGGTGGTGAAGGCTCGCCTGGCAAAATCGCCAACGTCCTCTGCAACGACAGCAGTGCTGACACCGATGCCGCCACCAAGGGCTACGTTGACAGCAAGCATGAGATCGTCGATCTCGGCACGTTTACTGGAGACGGAACAGGCACCCTAGACTTCACGGCTCCGGCGGGTGACGCCTTCTCAAACTACCACAAGATCGAAATGATCGTCGAGAACATCCAGTCAGTAGATGCAAACAGGCACTTCGCCTTCTCGTTCTATAAGGACGATGGGTCGGGCGGGTATGAGTACTTCAACACTACCCCCGTTACCGGCGCGTCTTTGAGCCCCGCAACCGGTACGCTCAATAACGCCACTTCAGGAACTGGCATCTATATTGGCAGCAACAGCCAAGACTTTAATGCCCCTGGAAATACCATTAACGGTCGGATAATTCTGACAGGCCTCGCTGGCTCAATGAACCTTATGGCACAGCAGGAGTTGTACTCTCCTAACTTCAGCGGTACTGGGAGTTCCTATTATCAGATAGCCCTTACAACTTTAGGCAACAGCGGCCAAGACGCCGTTACCAAGATCCGCATGGGCTTCTTGTATTCCTCCACTTACTACAACGTCGCCTCGGGCACCGTCCGCCTCATCGGCTACAAGGTCTGACCCCCTCGGGCTAGGCCCGATACAAACTCTTGAAAGCGAGTAACCCTATGGTTACCAAACTGCCCAGCACTGCCCTGGCTGGGAAGGTGCCCACTGTTGCGGGCATCAACGTCGGTGAAGATGACCTGACGGTCTACGACGAGGGTACATGGACCCCGGTCGTGAAGATCGGGACAGTGGATATCACCAACACCGGCTCCACCTACGGCAAGTTCACCCGCGTGGGCAACGTGATGCACATCACTGCTCGGCTCTACTTCAACATCGCCTCCAATATCGGCACGTTGTCAGTAGAGGGCCTTCCGGTCGCGGGGGCTTCGGGAACCGATTCCGCCCTGAACATCCGGGCGGACAACAGCATCGACTGCACTCCTCCACTAGGTGCGAGTGTTAATGCGGGTGACTCTGTGATCTCTCTTTATGTCCAACCGGACAGTACCGCTGGAACCCTTGGGGGAATGAGCCAATCCCAAGTTGCCAGCAGCACCGATGTCAACATGATCATCACTGGTCACTACTTCGTTTGAGGTAATCAATGGACGATTCACGCGAAATCCTCCTTGCCCTGGGGAGACTCGAAGGCAAGGTGGAGGCCCTCATCTCTCTCCAAAACTCCCACGGAGAGGAACTAGATCGCATCGACAAGCGTGTTCGTCTTCTCGAACAAGGGAAAGCCGCACTCTTTGGCGGGGCTGCCGTTGTGGGAGCCCTCGCCGCCTCCATCATCTCTTGGATCTTTAAGGACATCGCATCATGACAACTCCTCTAGAAAAGATCCTTGAGCAACTCCATGAGGAAGTCGCCAAGGATCTGCTGGCCCGCGTCCGCTCCGGCCAAGCAACGGCTGCGGAGATGACCGCCGCCATCAAGTTCCTCAAGGACAACGGCATCGACGCCGCACTGACGAAGGACTCTCCCCTGGAGAACCTCGCCAAGTCCTTGCCATTTGAAGACCCGAACGCCCCAATCAGATCGGTAGGCTGAACCCATGTGCATTCCCCAACAAGCCCAGCAGAACGTCTCTGACTCTGACGTGACCCCTGACGGGAGTGAGCCGTTGCTGATTAACAAGACTCGCCCCAAGGCTCCTAAGGGCTACATGGCCCGGTTCATCGAGGGGAAGTGGCGGATCGTTCCTGACCCCAATCAGTGGGGAGCGGGTGCAGGCTACTCCGCCGGGCCGGGTCTTGAGACGAATGCCCCGATGGGTGGCGGTGGCGGAGGTGCCCCTGCGCAGGGCGGCAAGGGCTAATGAATGGACGAAAGGCTCCACGACTTCCGCAACTTCCTCTACCTCGCTTGGGATCAACTTCGGCTTCCTGAGCCCACCCCGATCCAATACGACCTCGCGGCATACCTCCAGAACGGACCCCGCCGCCTGTGCATCCAGGCCTTCCGTGGCGTGGGCAAGAGTTGGATCACCTCGGCCTTTGTCTGCCACCAGTTGCTCCTTGACCCGGCCAAGAACATCTTGGTGGTGTCGGCTTCCAAGCAGCGGGCTGATGACTTCTCGACCTTCACCTTGCGTCTGATCGAGGAGATGGAAATCCTCCATCACCTCAAGCCTCGGGACAATCAACGCAACTCCAAGATCGCCTTCGACGTGGGACCGGCCCCGGCCTCCCACGCCCCATCGGTCACCAGCCGTGGCATCACCTCCCAGATCACCGGCCAGCGTGCTGACCTGATCGTGGCGGATGACATCGAGTCAGCCAACAACTCAGCCACCCAGACGATGCGGGACAAGTTGTCTGAGTCGATCAAGGAGTTCGACGCCGTCCTCAAGCCTGACGGACGCATCGCCTACCTCGGCACTCCCCAGACTGAGTTCTCCATCTACGCCGACCTCCCCGAGCGGGGATACGAGGTGAAGATCTGGCCTGCCCTGTACCCGGAGGAGAAGGTCAAGGTCAACTACGGGGACCGGCTGGCGGACAAGATCATCGAGGAGATGGACGCTGACGAGGAGTTGGTGGGCAAGCCCACTGACCCCAAGCGGTTCGACGAGATCGACCTCATGGAGCGTCAGGCCTCCTATGGCCGTGCGGGCTTCTCCCTCCAGTTCATGCTGGACACCTCGCTGGCGGATCAGGATCGCTACCCGCTGAAACTCAGCGATCTGCTGATCATGAACTGCAACCACGACACTGCCCCAGAGCGGGTGGTGTGGTCTGCCTCGCCTGAGTTGGTTGACAAAGACCTCCCCAACGTGGGCTTCAATGGGGACCGCTACTACCGCCCGATGGCCTGCCAGGGGGAGTGGCTGGAATACTCAGGCTCCGTCCTCGCCATCGACCCCTCAGGGCGTGGTAAGGACGAGACGGCCTACGCCGTGGTCAAGATGCTCAACAGCCAACTGTTCGTGCTGGAGGCAGGGGGCTTCGACGGGGGCTACTCTGAGGACACCCTCAAGGGACTGTCCATGCTCGCCAAGAAGCAGAAGGTCAACCATGTCCTCGTCGAATCCAACTTCGGTGACGGCATGTTCTCGGCCCTCCTGAAGCCTGTCATGGCGAAGATCCATCCTGTCGAGATCGAGGAAGTACGGCACAACATCGCCAAAGAAGCCCGCATCATCGACACACTTGAGCCCGTGACCTCCTCCCACCGGCTCATCTTTGACCGCAAGGTCGTGGAGCAGGACTTCCACTCCACCCAGAACCGGCCCCCAGAGCAGCAACTCCGCTACCAACTGATGTACCAGTTCAGCCGGATCACCAGGCTCAAGGGTGCCCTCGTCCACGATGACCGCTTGGATGTGCTGGCTATGGCCGTGGGCTACTGGGTCGAGCAGATGGCCGCTGACCGGGAGAACCTGATCCACGCCGCCAAGGAGCAGCGGACCCGCGATGCCCTGGAGGACTTCATGCGGAACGCCGTTGGACGGCCTGCCCGCCCCACCACTTGGATGACCAGATGAATGAAGAATATATGGGTCTGGTCCTCCTCTGCTACGGGGCTATATCGGCCTACGAGCGGTATCTGCTGGATGAGATCGACCACAAGGAACTGGCCGAGAAGATGAAGGATCTGCTGGATCACCTTCCGCCAGTGACTCTAGACGGCAAACCAAGGGCATCTACTGAGGAGAAGTCAGATGACGGATGAAGCAACGCCATGTCCCATCTGCACCAAGACAGAAGTGCAGCAACTCCGCAACGCCCTTAATGACTGCAAGACCCGCAACCGTGCGAAAGACAAGACCATTGAGAAACTGAACAAGAAGGTCTTCATCCTCACAATGATCGCTATCGGCATCGCTGCCATCTTCGGCAAGGAAACCCTAGACAGCGTCACCGAATGGCTGGGGTCTATCGGCAACTTCAAGAGTGCGGCTGACAACCTGAGCCAGGCCCATATCATCCCAAGCCCCGGTGCATTGCCCTTGCTGGCGATTGCTTTCTTGGTGGCTGGTAGAAGAAGACGCAGATAGGGGATTTCCCATACTTCCCCCTGAGAGGCCGTAGGATCGCTCCTGCGGGCTCTTGTGGCATAAATAGGGGTGGGGCCTACCTAGAGGTCGAAAGCCCTGAGAGGGGCTGTACGGGCCTCTCAGAGGAAGACACCCCCTGACGGGGAAAGACGGTAAAGACACCCTTCCCAGTCCTTCCCTCCTAGAAAGTGACCTTTTCCTCTCTTTTTGGGAGTATTGAATCTGCTGGAGGGGAGGGAGCCTTACAATAGATCCTATAGGAATCCTTATAAGATCCTTCTAAGACACTGTTAGGATTGGTTAGGATCACTACTAGGATAACCTACAGGCTTATAGGCCTATAGGCCCTACATGCATACATCACAAGGAGGCAGTCATGCCTGAAGTCAGAACCCAGACTGGGACCAACCCCCGGTCTGGTGCCCCTATTTACAGCACCACAACGTACAAGAAGAAGAGTTCGTCAGCCAAGGGCAAAGGCTCCCGAGTCGGTGCTTCTGGTGATCCCAACCTCGGCCAGAGTGGGACGCTCAAAGGCACCGCCAAGGCCATGTCTGTCTTCCCCAACATCGACAGCCTCAAGATCAAGAGGAACAAGTGAATGGACCCAGTCTTAGTTCTCGTCCACTGGATGGACATCACAGGGATGGACGAACCCTGGGGAGAACTCAAGGACGCTGAGGAGTTGACCCCGGCTTACGTCACCACAGCCGGGTGGATCGTGGTGGAGGAAGAGGAGTACATCGTCATCGCCTCCACGACAGGGACCGAGGGGGAGATGGGGAACCTCAACTGCATCCCCAAGGGGGTGGTGAAGTGGTTGAAGAAGATCGAGGCGGGGGAGGAAGAGGAAGATGACCAGCACTGAGTTCTGGTGGACCCGAGCGATTATTGTGCTTGAGATCACTAGGGCCGTCTACTGCTGAGAGCCCTCGGATAATTAGGCACAAAAATCCGAGGTGGTATATACGTTGGCTCTAGTCGCCTACGCCCCCGCCGGGGGGGCCGCCCTGGGCCGCCTGGCTCGCCGCCAGGCCGGGGGCCGCCACCGCTGTACGCCACGCCGCACGCCCGATCCGCACGCCCGCACCGCCCATGGCCGATCCACCGCCGACATGCAGTCGGTTGCACGCCGCCGCCATGCGGTGCCGATGGCCCGGTGCCAATGGTGACCGCCTGACCGTTTGATACGGTCATTTTGGTTTTTGGGGGATCTGTAGTGGTGGTGGCCCGGTGCGGTGGTCGATACGATCGGGGGGGCCGGTGCAATTCCGCACCGGTCGAAACTGGAGGACAACCGATGCCCGAAACGCAAACCGTCAATATCAACATGACATGGTCCGGCAACCTGAACCTGCTGATCGCATGCCTGCAATGCAGTAGTGACGAAGCGAGGCAGACCGCCGCAGACGAACTGCGCCGCATGGCCGAACTAGCCGACCGCTACGTCGAATCACAGCAAGCCAGCGGCACCGACCGTGACCGCCGGTCTGAAACGATCCGGCGAGTCTTTCTCCCCCGCTCATGACCACTACGCCGCCGCTGCCCTACCGGGTGGCGGTTGGCATTCCCGCCGCCATCGTGGCGGCACCTTCAACAGCGACACCTCGAAACAGGAGTACAACAATGTCGCACGGAATCACTTCAACCGACCGCATGATTTACACCGGCGCGCTGCCCTGGCATGGCCTGGGCACCGCCATGCCGGACCACTGCACGGCACGCCAGGCCATCGAGACCGCTGGCCTTGACTGGACAGTCAAACAGGCTCCGCTGTACTGGAACGCCGCACCGACCACGTCGCCTTCCGACTGGCGTGTGGCGGAAGATCGTGTGCAGTTGTATCGATCGGACACCGGCACCGCCCTGGGCGTCGTGTCCACCGACTACGTTCCCTTCCAGAATTCCGACCTTGCCGATCTGGTGGACGCGGTCGCCGGTCCCGATGCCGCCGCTGTTGAGACGGCGGGAAGTCTGCATGGTGGCCGCCGTGTGTGGATGGCGTTGCGATCGTCCCAATTCGACATCGGCGGGGTTGATCCGGTCAACACTTACGCCCTCTTCGCTACCGGCCACGACGGGAAGACCGGTATCCGCGTCCTGCCCACGCCGGTTCGCGTCGTATGCTGGAATACTTTCCGCGCTAGCGGCGCAACCGGCACTGCTGGATTGTCGATCGCCCACCGTGGCGATCTCCGCGCCAGTATCAGTGCAGCGCGAGACGTCCTGACGGGCCGCGTACCCGCCGCCATCGATGCATGGCGAAGTACGGCCACCGACCTGGCCTCGATCCAAGTGGGCGGTTCGGCGTTCCTCTCCCAATTGTGGAATCGCATCTATTGGAAGGCTATTGCCACCGCCGACGCCAAGCGTGCATTGGCCGACGTGGAACGGCTCGACCAGGGCCGCACCGACCGCGAAGCCGACCGCATTCGGGACCGTGCCCACCGTGCCGTCACCCGTGCCGCAACCGTCGCCGCCGCCATGCAGTCGAACTTTGACCGCACCGATGACGGCCACCACATGCCTGCCAAGGTGCGCGGCACCGCCTGGCATGCCTTGAATGCCGCCACGCACTGGATGGACCACGACCGCACCGCATCATCACCCGATGCCCGGCTCGAACGGTCCACGCTACTGGGCGACGGTGCACAGGCGAAAGAGGCTGCCACCTACGCGGTACTTGCCGCCGTCCGTTGATATTCTCTTCTCTCTCTCACGGCCCGGTGCGCTTCGCGGCGCATCGGGCCATTCTGTAGGCGGCGACGGTCGCCCCTACTTTCCCCAGGCCATGAGACGAAACGGAGTATCCCCATGGCTACCTTGATTCTCGCCGCCATCGGCATGCTGGCACTGCTGGCACTGTCGATAGCGGTACTCGCCCCAAACCCTGACCAGCGGCGCATCGACCGCAACCGCACACGCACCGATGCCGACCGTGCCCGCGTTAATGATCGGATCGCCCGCCGCCGGAAGGGGGGTGCATCGTGATCGCCACCTTGACCATCGACCGCCGCCCTGTACTGGGCACCTTTACAAAGGCCCTGCCCGGTGCCGCTGCTCTCAACTATGGCACGTCTGGCGGTGCGAACTGCGACACCGGGTGCCCATATCACCCGGCCAGTACATCCGCCCAGGCGGCACCGGATGCGGCCCGGTGCTACGCGGCGACGTGTGAACGGCGGCACGACCGGCAACAACTCGCCGCGAAGTTGGCCCGGCATGAATCCGCCGGGGCCGATGCCATCACAGCCCAGGCGGATCAGGAATGCCGCCAGCGGGCCTACCGGCTCCCCTGGTTCAGGGTGTCGGCGTTTGGATCGGTGCCGCCATCACCGCCCGCTGGCCTACGTCAACTGCTCCAGCGGTTGACCGATGCCGGTACGCCGGTGCATCTCCCCATTGAGACGGCCCGCAAGGCTACCCGCTACCGTCGCCACCTTGACGGCACCGGCGTGGCGGTGCGGGAATCCGTCGCCACACGGCGGAGGTGGCTGACGGCTCCGGCGGCGTGCAGCCTGGTGGCGGGCAGTATGCAACAACGGCCCGCTGAGCGTGTGCAGGCGGCGAAGCGTGCCGCCCAGGACCGCACCGCCGCTACTGGCCGTCGATGCATCGTCTGTCCAGCGGTGGCTGCCACGCACCTTCGTACCGGCTCCAAACGTGCGAAGTGTGGCGCATGCACCGCGTGCGCCGATCCAGCCATCGACGTTGTGTACCCGGTCCACCGCTGATCTAGTCGAGCCGGGAAGGGCTCACACGGCCCCCGTCGTCCACCGTGGCGGCGGGGGCCGTTGCATGCGCCCGCCGGGCCTGGGCGAGCCCTACCGGCCCGCTACGGCCATGCGCCGATGCCGAATCGGGGTTGATCACACCTAGCCCGCGCCGCATCGGGCAACAACTCGGCGCGAAATTGGGGCGAAACTCGGCGCGAGTTGGCGCGGAATTCGGCGCGAATTCGGCGCAAGTTGGCGCGAGTTGGCGCGGAATTCGGCGCGAGTTGGCGCGGAATTCGGCGCGAATTCGGCGCGAGTTGGCG